ACGCAGAAATGCTTGCGTGGCGGGTGCTATCCGACCGGGCGCCCTGACATCGACAATACTCTGAAACTACTTCTAGACGCCTGCAACGGCATTGTCTGGCTGGACGACGCGCAGGTGGTCGAAGTCGCGGTCAGCAAGCTGTGGGCTTCGCGCGGCCGGCTGCACGTGATGGTCGACGCCGTTGAGACGGTGCGGGTCGAACAACCGGAGGTTGCGGTGTGAGCGAGGGCGGATGCCTGCGCGACGCTGCCAACGCTCTTCGGGGAGCTTTTGCGCGTATGGCCGGCGCCCGTAGCGCCGGCCACCACACGGACAGAGACACAGAGGAACATAGACTCATGCTGAGAACACTACAACCGAAGTCGAAGTCGAGGCCGGGGCCGGAGCTGGTGCCCGCGGGCTCCGCGGACATCGCCTCTATCGGACAGACGCCGCGGTCTCGGCCGGAGACCATTCTAGGGCTTGGTGCGCCACGCGATCCCGGGCTGGAGATGTGGTCGCAGATCGTGACCGTCACGCCAGAGCAGGCGCGGGACCTGCTGACGCGGCTGACGCCGGGGCAGCGGCCAGTGCGGCCCGGGACCGTGCGAAAGCTGGCCTATGCTATCAGCAACGACCGCTGGGAGCTGACGCACCAGGGACTGGCGTTTGATGTAACGGGACATCTCCTGGACGGTCAGCACCGGCTGCACGCCTGCATCGCGGCGGGGGTGCCGATCCGGGTCCTGATCGTGTTCAACCTGCCGGTCGACACGTTCAAGGTCGTCGATCGAGGCTTACATCGGTCGGCGGCTGATGACCTGATGACGATGGGCGCGGTCGGGCATCTCCACCAGGGCAACATGCTCGCCGCCGCCGCCCGGCTGGTGTGGTTTTACGACCAGGGGAAAGCACCGACGACAAATTGGGGGAACGAGGTTGGCGGGACGCCAGCGACCGACGACCTCCTGGACACGATCAAGCGGCATCCGCTGCTGGCGGAAACCGTCGATTGGTGCTCCCTCCGTAGAACTCGCTGGGCGATTCGGATGCCGACCGGGCCGATGGCAGCGATGCTGACGCTGTGCCGGGAGGTCGACGACACGCTTGCGATGATGTTCGCCGAGCAGGTCGTGAGCGGCGAGAGCATCCAGAAGGGTGATCCGGCCTACCAGTTGCGGGAAGCTCAGCTCAACAAGACCGGCAACAACAAGGAAGGCCGCAACGCCTTCATGTGGCGGTTCGTGCGGGCGTGGAACGCCTTACGCGAGGGCCGCACTCTTCGTGTCCTCTACGGCACGGATTTCCGCCACGTCGGCTTCCCGGCGATCCACGGCCGCAACGACGGGCCAGCGGCGGCTCGAGCCAAGGCCGAACGCGAAGCGGCGCGGGCGGCCGCGGCATCGGTCAAGGCGGTCTGAAGCAATGCGGGCGCGAGTACCAACCACAAGCGGGCGGGCTCGCGCCCTCCCCGGACATTGAATTATGGCCGAATTTCCAGCCCTCCCGTTCTTCACTGACGCCTACCTTGGCGACACGATGCACCTCAGCCTCGAGGAGCACGGCGCCTATCTCAAGCTGCTGATGATCGCCTGGCGATCGGGCGACTGCTCACTGCCGGATGACGATCATCGGCTGGCCACCATGCTGGGCATTACGGCCTTCCGCTGGGAGCGATTGCGAGCCGCCATCGCCCCGTTCTGGGACATCGCCGAGGGCCGGTGGACGCAGAAGAAGCTGCTGAAAGTGCGTAGCCATTGCGAGAAAATTTCTGAGAAAAGGAGGGAAGCGGCTAAGGGCCGTTCAACCCCTAAGCCACTGAACGGCCACGATACCGGCCCAGCAAATGCACCTGCAAACGATGAGCATTTGCACTCTACGCGCGCGCGGAATCCAAATCCAGATCCAGAAGAAGAAGAATCTAATCACGATAAGCCTGAGTCTCATGGGGCGTTTCAGGCTTCGCCAGAACCGCCGTTGCCGCCGGCTTTGCCTGCGGTCGTGGAGGCCAGACCGGAGCCGCTGCCGGACGCCATGGGGCCTTGCAGCCGAGGGCGTCCCCCGCAGCCTGATCGGCCAGTGGGCCAGGAACTACGGCAACGGAACCGTGGTCGACGCCTACCAGGAATATCGGGCCGCCTGCATGCGGGGCGAGAAGGCCGAGCCCAAGACGTACATCATCGCGGTGCTGAACCGGATGGTCGGCAAGCGTGGCGATGACCGTTCCATCATGGGCAGCTCGAAGCGGGTCATGGAGATGTTCAACCAGGAACAGGAACGGCGACGGCAGGTGGCGCTGGAATACCTGCAGGTGGAGGGTCACTCGTGACCACCGCCAGCCCGGAGTTCTGCAACAAGCAGCTCAGCCTTCTGCGGTCGCTGGTCCGCATGCCGAAGGAGATGGCCGGTGCTGACATGGACCTGCAGCTGGTCGGCTACATGAACGCCTTGTGCCGCTACGATCCCCGCGACGTCGAGGCCGCATGCCGGAGCTGGGTCGAGGTCAAGCGCAGCAAGTTCTTTCCGACCCTGCCCGACCTGCTGGACGAGGCCGACGAGGCCAAGCTCAAGCGCGAGCACCAGCAGCTCGCCCATGCACCGGCTCGAGCCCATGCCGGCGAGAACTTCATCCAGCGCTGCCACCGGCTGGGCTTCGGCGCCGACCGCATGTCCACGATCGGCAGCGGGGCATGGAAGAACATCTGGGAGCGCTCGGAGCCCGATCGCGAACGCCCGGCTCGCTGGGTGCCGCTGACGGACGGCCATGTGCTGCTGGCCCTGCAGTGGTGCGAGGCCCATCCGGGCGTCACCTGGAAGCCCATCGCGCACGCCACACCGGCGGAAATCCGCGAGACGATGCGGCTCGTGCTGCAGATGGAGGCCAACCCGGCAGCCTACTTCGCGCCGGCAACCCCGTCGCTGATCGCGATCGGCAGGGAGATGATCCGGCGCCACATCGAGGCCGGACGAGCGCCGGCGGACGTGGTCGAGTGGTTCGAGCCCCTGCCCGTGGCGGCGGAGTGAGCGGGATGAGCACCTGCAAGCACTGCGGCGGCCCAGCCCGGCCTCGCACCGGCACCCGCGGCTTTGCGCCGATGACCTGCGAGGGGTGCCGGCGGATGGCCGCCAGGGTGCGCGTCCGGCACTGGCGACTGGCCCAGATGGCCGAGGATCCGCAGGGGTTCCGGGCCTACAATGCGCAGTACCTGCGGGACTGGCGGGCCAAGCGGCGGGCCGAGGGAGCACCAGCATGACCCTACTCGCTCCCGCTCGTGCTCCGCTCCCCACCTCGCGCCCCTACAGCACCAACCCCGAGGCGATCGAGAAGCGCCTGCGCAAGGCCGGCCGCCGCAAGCGTATCCCGGTGCGGGTCAGCTTCCGCGGCGTCGAGGGCACCATCCGCGAGATGGCGCTCCTGTGGGGGCTGAGCCCGTGGACGCTGCGGCGGCGGCTGAATCACGGGTGGGACGTCGGCCGGGCGCTTGTGCAGCCGTGCATGAACGCAGGGCCGCGGGAGCACACGCTGGCCAGGCTCCAGGCCATCCAGTGGCGCATCGAGGCGCTCGAGCTGCTGCTGGCGGAGGTGGGCCGTGGATAAGCGCGAGGCGGTGGCGCGGGCGATAGCCGAGCATCACGGCTGCCACGCTCGGCATGCGGGCGTGCCCTGCACCGTGACCATCGGCTGCTCCTGCGCCACCGCCGCCGATGTCGCCATAGCCGCCTACGAGGCATGGGACAGGGAGCAGGAGCGGGCAAGACTGTACCGCATGGTCGACAGCATGCCGGACCTGCCGGACGGCGTGGAACTGGTGGTGAGCCCATGACGGGCGACCAGATGGCCGGGCGCGTTCCCGTTGTCCCGACCGAGCGTCCCTGGTGGTGGCCGAGCTCGTGGGACATGGGGCGGGCGTGGCAGGTCGTGGCCATGTTCATCGTGCTGTGGTTTTTCCTCTGCTGGGAGCACACGCCCGAAGGCATGGCCCGCGCGGCATGGGAAGCCTGCTGGTGGTGCGGGCCCCAAACGCAAACGGCGCCCGGGGGTCAGCCGAGCGCCGCAGAGGGCGGTGGGGTGGGGCTAGGCGGCCGGAAGCTCGCGCCAGCCGCGTATGCCGGCCTCGGCCTTGGCAGCGGCCAGTGCCTCGGCAAGCTCGGGCGTCTCAATCAGGGCCGGCTCGCCATCGGGGAACCATTCGGACCCATGGTGCAGCCGACCGACCGAGACCCGGTAGAGCATGCGCGACGGGGCGCCCAGACGGCCACCGCGACGCTCCTTCGCGATCGCAATGTACCGCGGGAAGTAGTCTGCCGGCTCAGCATACAGCGTCAGGTGGATGCCGTCCTCGATGTCGGTGATGCCGCTCATGCGTCTCGCTCCCGTCTCGCCCGCAGCGCCTCGCGCAGCCGGGCCGCCATGGTGGCCGTGATGGGCCGCCGTCCGGCCTCGAAGTCGCCTACTCGGGCCCGGCTGATGCCGGTGGCCTTGGCCAGCGCGAACTTGCTGAGCCTTGCGCCGGTGCGGAGGGTGGTGAGTTCCTCGCTGGTCATGTCAGGGGTGAACCACGCCCTTACGGCAGTAGTGCGCCCAGAACACGAACGTCAGCTTCGTCTCGTCCCGCGTGCCGAGCTTCTCCAGGTAGTCGAGCTGGGCGGTGGTGCGGCCGTAGTCGCTGATAGCAGTCTCGCGGTCGGTGACTGCAAACTCGTCGTAAACGTCGGCGCCGAGGCGGAGCAGGTAGCCGCCGGCCTGCTCGTGGATGCTGCGGGCCTCGTCGATGTTGGTCGTCAGGGTCGCGCTCATCTCGTCGTCTCCTGTGTTCGTGTCATATACATAAGGGCACGTACTCCAATAGGCAAGGGGTACGTATCCCTAAATGCGAGGCAAGCATGACGACCACCCACGACCTCCGCAGCCACGCCATCGGCCAGAGGGCGCGCGAGATGAGCGACGACGGCCGCGCAACGCACCTCCTGGCCCTGCGCACCAGACAGCTCCGCCAGTGCAACGCCGCATGGCTCGCAGCCGCCGAGCAGGCCATCGCCGGAGACAACCGAGCCCTCCGGCTCAGGGTCGAGATGGCCAAGGACATCACCGCACGCATCGGACGGACGCCATGAGCAATGACCCGGCCGGCAGCCTCCTCGAGGCCCAGGAGCGCGCGGCCAGGCCGTGGGCGCTGCTCGAGGCGCAGCACGCCGAGATCGTCCGGCTGCTGCGGGTGGAGGTGGCGGCGAAGGCGCTCGTGAAAGCCCGGGCCGGCTGCCGGCCCCCGGACGAGCCATGGGCACCCGAGTGGACCGGGCTGTGCCAGGCACTATGGCCAGGGGAGGGCGAGGGGTGAAACGACTCTGGCTAAGCCTCAGAAATCCCCGTAAAATGCAGAACGCCGCAGGTGCTTGCTACACCCACGGCGCTCCTGACCACGCTTGCTATGGGACTAGCAGCAATGGCTACCGACCAAACTATACAGCGCCAGAGCGACCTCAAGCTAGCAAATCATTTCTACGACTGGCACGCGCCCTACGGCGACACGGTTTGCGTGTACTGTGGGGAATACGCGACCTCGCAGGATCACGTCGCTCCGATCAGCTATGTGGCCGCTCTGGGCGATGCGATGGAGCACATGAGGCCGATGCTTCGGCACAGCCTCCTGATCGTTCCGGCCTGTCGGGACTGCAACAACCGGCTTGCCAGCTACGTTGGCCGCTCGCTGACAGAGAAACGGGCCGAGCTGAAGCGGCGCTTGCGCAGGAAATATCGGAGGCTGCTCGAATCCTACGACTGGCAGGACGAGGAGATCGCGGAGCTGGGGCGGAACCTGCAATCCTGGATCAGGAACCAGGAGGCGAGGCGAATTGTAATCCTCCGGCGGCTTTCGTTTCCAGAACGGGGCTCAGGGAGGCTCCTGCGGGTGTTAGCGAGCATGGGGGTCTAGGGAAGGTATCTTTTTACCCCCAAATCCCGGAGGCTCTGTACGAGCCTTCTAGGCACCCTAGCGTCGAAGGGCACGGAACTTTGTCGCGCCCTGTGGATAACATCATGGCCGAGCCATGCACTGCCGAGCACCGGGAGGTGTCGAGCCAGCCATGATCACCGCGTACTTCCCGCTCCGCCAAGCAATCGCAACATCGCGCCAGCTCAGCCCGCGCTATCGCAAAGCCCTGCTCAAAGCCCCCTCCGGCCTGCTCATGGCCATCGTCCAGCTCTCCAGCGATCAGCCCGACTGGTCAGCCGGCAAGGTCTCAGCCTACCTCCAGGCCGACTTCCCCGGCCTCCAAGAGCGCGTCGTCGCTGAGGTCCGCAAAGTCGTCGGCTGCAAGCACGCCAAGCGCCGAGGCGGCGAGCTCGAAACACGCGGCCTGATCCGCGAGCGGCTGCGCATTGGCGCCTGCGGCTTCGTTCTGGGAGCATGGTATCGCGGCAGGTACCCGGCTGTGCCAGCCCGCCAGTTTCTCGGCGTCGCCGTCAACAGCGCAGGACAGCTCAGCGTCATGTATCGGCTACCTGATCGCACCGCAGTCTACCGCACGACGTTCCAATCCTGGCGCAAGTGGCAGCTCGGCCGGTTGGATGCGGCAGGCTGTCGCAGTTTGCCGGGAATTGGCTTAAGTGTCCAGGTGCCACAGGATGAGCCTGTGGAATGTGAGGCGGCGTAGCTGTGCCCGAAAGCACCTACAATTCTGGGTATGCCGAGGCTGTCCTGTTCCTCATGGAGGATGGAGACAGTTTGCGGCGGGCTTGCGATCGGGTGGGCATCACGCGCTGGAGTTTCTTGCGCTGGGTTGATGCAGACTTCGACGGCCTCGCGCACCGGTACGCGCGTGCGAGGGAACGGCTGCTCGATTGCTTGGCCGAGGACATCATCGACATTGCCGACGTCGGCCGCGCCGAGCGCGAGCTTAACGAGCGAGACAAGCTGCGCATCGAGTCCCGCAAGTGGACGTTGTCCAAGCTCAAGCCCGAACAATACGGTGACAAGTCCACACAGACGATCGACATGACCCTGAAGGGCGAGGACCCGGCCACAGTCCTGGCGGCGCGGCGCAAGGCGAGAGAGGGCGAGTAATGCCTCAGTCTGATCGCGAGCATGTCGAGTGGGCCTGCGTCTACGCTGACCAGAACGCGAGACTTAGCAGCGAGCCATCCGCAAGCGATGCGTTCGACCGGCTCATGGCGGCTCCGGTCACGGTCCACGCGCAGCTGCCCGGCGGCGGGATGCTGGTGCACGGCCCGCGTGAGGAATGGCGCTGCGGACGATGTTCCCACCGGCGGAAAGTCGAGCATTATCCGGGCGAGCCATTTAGCGTGTGCGTATGTCCTGAAGTAGTTGAGCGGCTGGACGTGGAAAGAACACACGAGAACTCGCTCGCCGTTGGTATTACGGATGACTTCGGCTGCCGGTTTTTCACCGCTAAGCCCGCGCCTTGACCCCCAAGGAGGCCCTCGACCTCGCCCACGAGCTCAAGCAGTACCGCCACGACCCGCTGCGCTTCGTGCTCTACGCCTACCCGTGGGGTGTCGAGGGCACGCCGCTGGCCGGCCGCACCGGGCCCGAGCCCTGGCAGCGCGAGGTGCTTGAGTATATCGGGCAGGAGATGCGCGCCGGACGCTTCCCGATCCGCATCGCGGTCGCCAGCGGGCACGGCATCGGCAAGTCCGCGCTGATGGCGTGGATACGCGGCTGGTCGATGGCGACCATGGCACACACTAAGGGCCGCGTTACCGCTAATACAGAGACGCAGTTGCGCACTACCACGCTACCGGAGTTCGCCAAGTGGCATAATATGCAGGCCGGCGCTCTCGATTGGTTCGAGGGCAATTTCTCCTACCGCTACAAGTTCAACCCGAAGGACAGCGAAACGTGGAGGTTCGATGCCGTCGCGTGGAGTGAGACGCGTACGGAAGCCTTTGCGGGGCTGCATAACGCCGGCAACCGCATTGTTGTTCTCTACGATGAGGCGAGCGCGATTGCGGACACGGTATGGGAGACCACAGAGGGCGCTCTTACCGACAAAGATACGGAAATACTCTGGTTGGCATTTGGCAATCCGACTCGCTCTACTGGCCGCTTCGCCGAGTGCTGGGGCAGGCACCGTGAGAGCTGGTGGACGCTCCGCATCGACGCGCGCACGGTATCGTTCACCAATCACCAGCAGATCGCGGACTGGATAGCGGCCTACGGCGAGGACAGCGACTTCGTCCGCGTGAGGGTCAAGGGGCAGCAGCCGCGGGCGAGCGACAAGCAGTTCATCCCCTTCGACCTCGCAGAAGGAGCGGCAAGCCGTGAAGCAGAGTGCTGGCCCAGTGATCCCCTTGTGCTGGGTGTCGATGTCGCCCGGTTCGGCGACGATCAAAGTGTCATCGTTCGACGCCGCGGGCGCGACGCACGTACTTGGCCGCCGCTCAAGTACCGGGGAATTGATACTATGCAACTGGCAGCCCGTGTTGCGAGCCTGCACGCCAGTGATCGACCCGACGCAATTTTCGTGGATGAAGGAGGCGTGGGAGGCGGCGTCGTCGACCGTCTCCGCCAGCTAGGCGTCCCCGTGACCGGCGTGAACTTCGGTGGCAAGCCCGACTCCGGCACCCTCCAGGAGGCCGGGGCGATGGGCGAGCGCTACGCCAACAAGCGGGCCGAGATGTGGGGCGTGATGCGGGCTTGGCTGCCGCGCGGCGCCATCCCGAAGGACGATGACATGATCACCGATCTGACGGGCGTCGAGTACGGCTACAACGCCGACAATGCGATCCAGCTCGAGCGCAAGGAGGACATGAAGAAACGCGGGCTCGACAGCCCCGACATTGCGGACGCGCTGGCCCTCACCTTCGCCTATCCGGTTGTGGCACGGGGTTACGATGGCGCACGGTCTCGCGTGAAGACCTGGGATCCGGCCGAGGAGTATCTTCGCTAATGGGCATGATGAAGGCCCCAAAGCCGAAGCCGGTCGCGGTTCCCGAGCCGCCGCCGATCGAGGAGGACGTCGACCCCGCGGTGCGTTCGGCTCGCGACAAGGCCAGGAGGGCAGCGGCCAACTTCGGCCGGGGGCAGACGCTGCTGACCGGCGGCGCGCGCGGCGTGGGCACGGTCGGGCTGGGCGGGGCTGGGGCGGCGTCGGGCCGGAGCATACTCGGTGGTTGACCTGGTCGAGGCGATGGCGCGGGCTATCCATGCGGAGCTGGCCAAGCACCCCGGCAACACCGTGGTCACGGGCGAGCCCTGTTGCGCCGTGATTAATGGCGTCTTCGACCTGGAGGACGTGGCCCGCGCGGCGTGGAATCTGGCTCTGGACCATCTAGTCAGCGATGAGTCCCAGATGGGCAGCGTCGCGATTATCCAGCTCAAGCGCGAGCGCCGCGCGATACTGCCCGGCTAATGGCCCAAACCCCCCGCGAGCGCCTCGAAGGCCGCATGGCCGCCCTCAAGTCCGAGCGGTCGAGCTGGCTCACGCATTGGACCGAGCTCGCCCGCTACCTGCTGCCGCGCAAGAGCATCTTCCTCGGCCGCACCCCGACCAACCGTGGGGCCCGCACCAACACCAGCATCATCAACGGCACTCCGACCTTCGCGGTCCGCACGACCGTGAGCGGCATGAACTCGGGCCTCACCAACCCCACCAGCCGCTGGTTCCGGATCAACACGGCCAACAAGGAGGCGTCCGAGCAGGAGGGCGTGCGGCTGTGGCTCGATCAGGTCGAGGACCGGCTTTACGAGGTGCTGGCCGCCGGCGGGGCCTACGACGCGCTCAATAGCTGCTACGAGGACGACCTCGTGTTCGGCACGGCCGCGATGTGGCACGACGAGAACCGCGAGACGGTGTGCCGCTACGAGGCGCTGACGGTAGGCGAGTTCATGCTGGCGGCCGATGAATCGGGCTCGGCCAAGATCGGCTATCGGGAGTTCGAGCTCACCACCTCGCAGATGGTGGAGCGGTTCGGGCTCGGGCAGGTCTCGCAGCAGGTCAAGGAGTCCTACGACAAGAGCAACATGGAGCAGCGGTGGGTCGTTAACCACGCGCTCGAGCCGATGAGCCGCCGCGTCGAGGGCATCCCGGGCGCCGGGCGTATGCCCTACGTGAGCGCCTACTGGGACCCGGGCGAGAAGCGGAAGGAGGGTCGCGAGGCGTTCCTGCGCGTGGCCGGCTACGAGGAATGTCCGCTGCACGCGCTGCGCTGGTACGCGCGATCCGGTGAGCCCTACGGCTACAGCCCCGGCATGGACGTGCTGGGCGACGCCAAGCAGCTGCAGGCGAAGGAGGCCGAGAAGGCGCGGATCACGATGAAGATCGCCCGCGGCCCGACCCAGGGCCCGGCGGGCAGCAAGCTGCTGGACATCAGCCCCGAGGCGCACAACGAGGTGCCGAGCGGCGTCGACAACAGCATCCGCCCGATCTTCGTCATCCCGCCGCAAGCGATCCAGTTGGTGATGCAGGACATCGCCACCATCGAGGATCGCATCAAGCGCGGGCTCTACGCCGACCTGTTCATGGCCTTCGTCGAGCGCACCGGGCAGGCGACGCAGACGCGCATCGCCGACGCCGAGCGGGTCGAGGAGAAGCTGCAGGTGCTGGGCCCGATGCTGCTGCGGGCCAATCGCGAGCTGTTTGACCCACTAATCGAGCCC